CGTTATTTTTGTTTTGGCGGGAGTATCGGTAATAATTTAATTAAAAATGTGTATTTATTATATAGCTATGCTAGTGATTTATATTTCGTGCTCATGGAGGTATCGGACCTCTTATGGTCCTATTTAATTGAGTATAGTTTTCTTTGAAATTTATAAGACAGTGTTTAAAGACACGTTATAACGGAAGATGGTAGACTGCTAACTATGAGGAGTTAGTTAATCAGTAGGGATACTGACTAGAGTCGTGTGTAATGCTAAACCAGCCGTGTATGTTTATATCTAATTCATTTAAAATTGTATGATTTTATTTAGGATGAAGCCATAAGGTAGGGAAAGAGAGATAAGTGTTCTTGATATATAATGAAACGTCCGTGTAATTCGGACCCCTTTATAAATTAGACGGGGAAACTAATTTGTGATGTGGTATGTTCTAAACCCGTTGATTTAAGCTGTAGTTTCCACGTGAAGAAATCCAGCAGTCGGGAACGACTGAAACATTCAAAACCCCCCCCCTTTTTATTACAATATGGAAGTGCAAAATATTAACGTAGCGTATGATGAAGAAGTTGTTGGTATGGAATGTGAAGAAAGTGCTTATTATATGGAAGAGAGTTTAGATGATTTTCCTGATGATCCCTGGGCTTATGAAGATGAGCCCGGGTTGTCCCAAGAGAGACATTGTGATGTTCCTCAGTTCCGTATGGAATCGAGAACTAACAATTTTTCTGTTGGGATGTGTGATCTCGGACATGCTCCCGATTATAATGATGATCACTCGTATACTGATCTGGTAACGAGTATGGATCAAAGAAAGGCTTATGCCCGTAAAGTGAAGAGAAATCGCTCTTATCAGAAGATAGCTCAATTAGGGGTTGTTTACGAATTTGGAGAGAGAATAGATTTTTCTGACCCGTTTGATGTAGCTCGTTATTTAGAGTATTATCATGATTGGTTGTTGAAAGTTCAAGTGCCTGAGGATTATGATCGTTTTTGTGATTATGCAAGACGTCATTTGATGTGCAGGCCTCATCGTAAGATCGCTCTCCGACTTTTTAATAGAAAAAGTAATCCTCTAGCTACTCGTTTATTGAGAGCCTATATGGGGAAGTTGACTAAGACTGAGTTTGGATTGCCTATTGTGCGTGCCGAGTTTTTAGATGTCGCTAGTTTTCTTGCGATGGCGACTTTATTTATGATTATGTATATAACGTATGATAAAGGTATGCCTATGTATAAGAAGGCTATGAAAATTATGGATAGAATGGAGAAGACCTCTCATACTGTAGAAGACACTATGGGAACTATTAAAGCCGGAGTGGAAATTATTTCCTCCGCATGTTCGACTACCTGGAAGTGGGTGAATCACTTCTACGAGTATATTATGAGTCAGATTAAAGATATGCATGAAGCTCTGAAGTGGCTTCTTTCTCGCTTAGTTTGTGTAATCGCAGTTGTGGTGGGATCTTATTATGTTTTGACCTTCTTTGAATCGGAGTACGAAGCTATTACTACTTATATCAAGCGTAAGTTTGGTATTATAGAAGGAGTTCGTGCTGAATCTGATGGTGATGAGTCTTTTATAACTTCAATTCTTGATCTTTTTAATGTTAACTTTGTTAAAGTTGATCGTAAAACTTTTTGGAGTCTTATAGAGAGTGTTCCTAAGGTTACCAATTGTGCTCGAGGAGTCGATTGGATTATTCAACGCAGTTCTACTATTATAGCCTCTGTTTTGGAGATGTGGACTGGGAAGCCCCATCCCCGAGATGATCTTGAGGCTGAAATTATTACTTTTTCGGATTTGTCAGATATTTTTATAGAGATTGTAGATAGCGCTGACAATACTAAGATTCACTCACAAGATACAGTGCTTATTAATGCTGAGTTGATAGGTAAGTCGCAGTGGATAAAGCGAGCGTCGCTTGCCGCTAAAGTTCCTTTACGTCCTTATTTCGTTACCCTTTTCTCTAGAAAAGACGAGCGTTTTGTTAATAAAGGCGCTGAATATCGTCGTATGCAAGAGATGGCTCACGATAGACCTGTTCCCGTTGTTGTTTATATAAATGGAGATCGTGGTATTGGAAAGTCTCATTGTCTCGATGAATTGAAACGTACTATTTGGGTTCTTCTACAGGATGCTAAGATTGTAGAAGGTCCTTATAAAGAGAGTGATTGTTTTCCGTGGATTCAAGAGGAAGAGTTCTTCGATGGATATAATGGACAACTTATTACCCAAGTCGATGATTTTATGCAATCTATGGATAAAGATATCCGTAAAGTAGTAGCTCATACTTTAGTCACTATGTGTTCACCTGTTCAATATAATTTGAGAGTAGCTACTGTTGAGAATAAGTCTCATGTATATTTTCGTTCTAAACTTATAATTATAACTACGAATTTGCCCGATCTTAAGTTTGGTTCGCAAAATATGGCTTTAACTTGTCCTGAAGCGTTAGTTGATCGAATGACTATCGCTGTTCATATGGAGGCAGATCGCTCCTTTACCCTTCTCCAGGGTTCTATAGATGGGCAATCTAGTGTTAATATGTCCCTTGGTGAACTTGCTGCCTTGACTGCTAGTGCTATTGAAGCTCGAGATGTTGAGAAAGATAAACATCCTAAAATTAAGAAACCAGCGGTTTTTACTGGAAAGTTTGAATCGGCACGCCTCCGAATTCGTATGGAATCGGGAGGCACTAAAGAAAAAGAGGAAGA